TAGGGGCACCTATTGAGAATAGGTGGGCCTTAGTAGGTCCTCTGCTTCTTGCATATTTAATATGGAAATATCACCATTAATCATTGATTTTGCAATTGATGACTCATGGTGTACTCCTGAAAATATACAAATCCTTTCGGTTATCTTTTTACCTAAGGTAGCGGCGGCCTGTGAAGTGAAATTGTTATTTCTTTCGAAATAAACTCTATCATCAAGAGGAAGGGATATTGTTCTTAAGAACAATGGCCATTCCCCTTGACCTACCGTATCAATCCGGTAGGCTTCTTTATGAATATTAGTATATAACTCGCTTATATGCCCATGGGCGTACAAGATAGGTATATACTCAAGGTTCATAAAGATAGGCCATTCAGTTAATGGAATATCTTCTGACGTTAAACTAGCAACAAGACTCTCCGCATACGCACCAAGCGGAAGGTGTTTGTCACTAAGGTAATTTCTAGAAGATTCTTCGAATGCTTCCACAGCTATAGAGGTAAAGACTCCGTGGCAATCGTAGACTGCCATGTAATCCGACCTTATAGATGGGGGAGTAAGCCGAGTTTTATACCAGAGTAAGGCAAATGCCTGATCTGCTGTAATACGGGCTCTTATCATTTTCATGATAACTTCGGAGATGAATGAGGATTCTTGTATATACGAGAGGAATCTTTTCCTAAGTTTGGAGAAGTCCTTTTCGTGTATATAATAATCCTTACTCAATTCTTTAACTGCCTCACTAATTCCTGATTTAGAAGTCCAACCACGTTCCTCACAGTCAATAAGGAGATTCACCATTCGGTAATACCGTTTGATTGAGCTCCTCAATGAACTAATTGGGAAGGGGGTTATCTCTTTTCCGTCAAGAAACAACCTCTTAGAGAACTCGAAAAGAGTATCTGATGAGTGTGTTTTTAACGGAGAAAAAGTTACTCCTAACTCAGTTATAGCTTTGGTATATGCTTCTGCTAAGAGTCGATCACCAATTACGATGTCGTCTCCTAACATAACATACTTGGCTTCGTTAAAGGGAATGTCTAATTCCCTACAACAGCAGAATACCACAAAATGGTGTGCTAATGTTGTACTCGGCCAAGAGGAATACATTCCCATTGGGGTACCTACTTCATACCTGATTGAATTTACTCGATCAAGCATGAATGGTTTTTCAACCATTAGATACCTCCATGAGTCTGCATATTCCTTACCAAACCTGATTGACAATATATCGTACACAAGAATTATCGGAAATCTATCAGTAAAGGCTGTTAAGTCGATACTGTAAAATTCTGTCCAATTCTTTGTATACTTTATAAAGTTGGACTGGTTAAAGGTACAGTCAGCGGGAAGTTTACGCAGAACCTTGTTAAGGTAGATATGGAGAGGACGTAAAGCTGTTTGGGAAAAATAATCCCCTATAGCTACTACTCTCACCTTATCCTCTTTATCAGGGAAATGTGTAATTCTCCTACTAACTTTACTTTTCCATGGAAAGTACTCTTTTAAAATATCTAGGTTAGTAGAAAGAAAAGTTATTACACTGATCATTTTACTACCCCCGATAATTTTTAAGTGATACTTATCCGTGTCATCTAAGTTATAAAAATCATTCATTGAACTATACAAAGCATGATCCTGCGAAGGACCAGTCTTTGTAGTCCAATGGTAATTCTTGAACTTAACTGAACCAGTAAACCTGTAACCAAGTTTGGTATAACCTAAAGTCTCCCAGAATTCCTTTATATATTCGCGCTTATAACTTAGACCACTTGATGGTGTAGTTATAGTGCTAGTATCTAAAGGTCCTCCGAGACTTGCTCCTCTCGTACAATATAATATTGTCAGAGTCAGCCGGATTACTCCGGGTGATTTTGATCTAATATACGGTATGATTGGGCCAAGGGCTTTAGGAATACCATCTTTGGTAATAGGACAACCGTCAACTATTTTATTGGGAAACTCTCCACTAAGGAAGAGCAATAAAGCAGTTCTCAATTGCTTTATATACGATAGTAGGAATAAATCCCCTCTATCGCAAACCTTCTGAAGTTTGTTGACTAAAGGATAAAAGCAGAAGATACTACAAGGAAGGTTAGAACTTTCTTCAAAGTTTCTAGCTAACCAACTAATAACTACTAAGGCCAATTTGAGTAAGTGTGAAAACTTGCTTATTTTAGCTTTTAATAGTTTATTAGGTAGCATTTTCATGTTTGTTGGTTGGGGCTCTTGATTGAAATCAAGGAATACCTCTTACGAGGTGGTTCTCTCCCG